TAACTGGCAAGTTTTCTTTTCTTTTGATTGTTTTATCATTTCAGTTTGGCTTTGATCTTCTAATTTTCACGTTTAATGGGTCTAATTTCAATTCTATGGAGCTTTTATGTTTTTATGCTGTATTGATACCTTTTAACAGTTTTAACGCTGTTAATGGGTGAATTTGAGCGTTAAATTGATATTGTAGTAATTATTTCAGGCTGGTAATTTAACCTATAAAAATAACCCGCCTAAAATTTAGACGGGTTTAATTTAGTGTTTATTGATTTATTAGTTTATAGATAACAGTTCTTATTTCGTCTGGAAATTCACCGAGATACCATATTTTACCATCAATACGGCATTTTATTGATTGTTCAAAATTAGTTCTTTCATAGATTTTTACACTTGAAACTATATGTTGTTTATAGTATTGTTCCAAGATGTTGTATGTCTCTTGGATTTGTTCAAATTTAGTCATCTTTATTTCTCCTTTATAACTCCATAATATAATTATCAATAATATATTTAGCTTCTATATATAGCTGAAATTCACCTAATTCATCTAAACGATCTTTAGAGATTTCAGTGATCCATCCATTATTGATTTTGAAATAATAGTAATTAGTATCTTCATTAACCAATTCAGGCACAGCAAAGGGATTTGTGGCTGTAATTTCTCTGAATAGTTTATTTAGTTTATTCATTTTATTTCCTTTTTTATTATTAATTAACCTGCATGATATTATAACCAATATATAACACTTGTCAAGTGTTTTTTTATTTTTTTTTATTGACGTAAAAATATAAATCCTAAAATATAATTTGCAAAATATAAACCCAAATATATAACTGGATTTATAATTAGATATGTGGTTTCTATGGTCTTAATTGGATATTCGGATTTATTTATCTTCTTTCCTGATTCTTTTAAACAGGACATTAAGGTCTTGTTATCTTGTTTGGTGTCTGTCGTGGGTGAATTGCTCTGAAGGTGTCTAAATTGCCTAAATTCAGAGGAAAGTTTAAAGGTAGTGTGTGGGTATAGGATCAAGGTAAAGTCTCGAATATAGCTAAATTAGGGCTATTAAATTTGATTTTATGAGTATAGTTATTTTTTTTTATCGGTAGTCATAAAAAAAGCCCTCTAAATTAAATTAGAGGGCTCTTAAGGTAGAACAGCCTTAAAACTGTTATTATTTATTCATTCGGGAAAACGTACCAAATAGAATATCCGTTTTTTACTGTTTTAGGATCAATCATTTTATCAGCATACCGCCTAACAATTCCCACATGTTTTGACGTAGTTCGGCTGTAAAAAAACGGGCTCTGTACGTTTAAGCCGTGTTTTTTATCTGCACTCCATAACCCATTAGTTTCGTAAACTGTTTTACCTACTTTCATTTCATACGAAAATAAGCTTTTCCCGTCTGTACTCATGTGCAAACTCTTTCCCGCTTGGTTATTGATCCACGATTTTACCACTTGTTCATTAGTCATGATTTTATTCCCTTTATGAATGTCGTTAAACCTTTAACCATCGCAATAGACTCTTGGTCATATTTTACGGCAAGTGGCTTCAGGTCTTTTATTAATTGATTCTCGAATCCCGCAATCATTGAAAAGACAATGATATAAGCTTCTTCACTTATTCCCTTGTAGAAGCCAGTTCCGTTTGCCTCTGTATGAAGGTCACTCGCATACTTATTAATGATAGGTAGCAAGCTTACTTGGTAACTTAGCCACTTGTGGTAACTCGTTGGTCTATCTTCAACGTTGCTTCCTATTGTAATACTGTAAGTATATGTTGTATTGTTTTCTTTGATTTGTTCTAATCCGTGCATAATATTTCCCTTTCTTTTATTTGTTCCCTAACATATTTGATATTGCTTTTTATTTCCTGATAATCATACTTAGCCTGTTTATACGACTGTTTTAGTCTGTCGTTATGTTTTTGGCTGAACCAAGGTGCATCCTTTGAGTCATATTCAGGGTGCAAAGCATCGTAATTATCCCCGCCAGCTGTTTCATAAGACCATTTTTCAAATAAAAGATTATCAAGTTTTTCTTTCCACTCTTTATTTGATAGTTCCATTTTCAATTCCTTATTTTGTTTGTTTAACATGGTAGAATTTACACAAATTTTATTTAATGGCAATAGTTTTTTTTATTTTTTTATAATATATCAATATTGGTATATTAAACTTACATCATCACCTAAACCGATCCAAACTCTATAAAAAGACCTTCTTATCCTGTTTACTTGTATCATACAAGTATTTAAGACCTTTTTATCCTGTTTTAACCCGTTTAAATAAGATAATAGGGTCTCTTTATCTTCTTAGGGGGTGGGGGTGATAGCAGGAGTGGGAGTGGGGTGTCCCCCTGTTCCTCACAAAAAGTGGCGTAAGAACCCCCTCAGAGCCATTTTTAGAAAAAAGTTGAAAGAACCTACCAACTGTTTTATAAGTTGATACCATTGTTATGACCATCGTTCTGAACAGAGTTTATTTGTTGTGTTCTTATAGTATTATTTCTGCCTATATTGGATTTAGGTCGCAGAAATACCTTCGGTAGATAGATATTGTATTAAATGGTATAATGTGTGTATAATATACCAAAATAAAAGGTATATTAAATGAGTACACGCTTTCCAGTTAATTGGAAACCCACTAAAGTCAGGGCAATGGAATTTATGATCGCTAACGCTGGAGCAACCTTCCAAGAGATAGCGGATGAAGCAGGAGTATCTAAGGGTGCAGTCCAATACTGGATGAAAGACCCAGAGTTTATAGAAGTCTTTTATCAAAAGTATATGATTTCATTTGGGGCTAAACTGCCATCTGTTCTTAATTCAATGATTCGTGAAGCAGAAGCAGGGAATGTCCAAGCAGGTAGATTAGTTCTTGAGCATTCAGGCAAACTTATAAAAAGAGTTGAAGTCAAGAATCACCAATCTCCGTTTGAGAAGTTCCTTGGGACACAAGAAAACGCAATGTTTGATGATGCTGAAGTGCAAGAAGCAGAGATTGTTGAAGATGAAGTCGTAGTATTGCCTGAAAGACCCGTAATTAAAGAAGAAGATAGAGTAAAAAGAGTTACTCCGCCACCATCACAGTCAATTAGACGCAAAAATCGCAAGAATAAGAAGCGTCGAGAAGCCCGAGAATGGAAAAGTCGTGCCAAAGAAGCAGGTATCCCATTACTTGATTCAGGCAGACCAACACCGCGTCAGAAAAAAGAATGGCAAGCAAAAATCATTGAAAAAGAAAAATTAATAGCAAAAGAACAAAAATAGGGGTATACCAAAAAATCAGTAGGGGGTGTATGCGTAGAGTGCGTTTAAACGCTGTTTTTAGCCCTTACCCCTACCGAAAATCTGGGTGGGGGTGCTTGATACCCCCCTATACCGAAAATCTGGTAGGGGGTATACCAAAATTTTGGTATAGGGTATGCCCTTAGAGTGCCTTTAAATGCCGTTTTTGACCCTTACCTATACTTGTTTTTTGGTAGGGGGGTATACCAATTTTTTGGATACTATTATACTAACGTATAATATATATAGAAAACTATAAAGCTAAAACTGCCATTAAATCATCTGGCATTATATTAAAATTAAGACTTAGATTCTTTTACTTGTGTAGAATGACATTTTGGACATTCTTCTACAATATCAGTAACGGAAAGTGTTTTCCAATCCCAGTTACATTTTTCACAATACCATTCTATGACTTTGAATTTCTTCATAATTTAAGATTATCACTAATATCTAAGGATTCAGGCATTAACTGACAGTAACAGTATTCTTTACAAATACTCCATCCTGAAGCTGGCATCCCCCTTGCTTCCCATCCTTCCCAAGTATCAACCTGACCAGCACGAGATTCACAATCGGGGCATACATTCTTTGAGATAGTTACCCATCTTAGCTTTTGCCCCATTTCTCCGCTTCTGCGGAATGCTTGGTTAATTCCTCCAACAAGTCCTCGCTTAATTGCATTACGAAATTCTCCGAAGATTCTTCCGTTCCCCCTAAAATCTGTATCAAGAACCCCAATAATTGATTGTTCGCTAACGCCACTTCGTATAAGACGTTCAACTTCTTGTCCAAGTCTTTCTGCAAAGACTCTGATGTCGAATGAGAGTCCGAGTGCGATCCAAAGAAGTATTTCCCTATCTTTATCATCTAATGTCTCCTGTTCAGGCATAATTACCTCGATTTAATTGGAGTTGATAAGTGCATTGCTTTACGCATTGCTTTAAATAAATTTTTCGTAAGTTTAGAAGTATCCTTACTTGCAAGTTTCATGGCAATAGATAAGAAGTTCCTTGCAGGGCGTTTCTTCCCAGACATATTAAATTTCTTGGCAAATTTACTATTCGCTGTTTTGCCATCTTTTAAATGATGCTTTCCATATTCGAGCATTTCGATACCATCCTTAGTCCCTTTAATACTATTTCTTAATCTTCCAGTATGGACAAGTGGCTTGAATGAATTGGTA